GAACAATGCTTCTTTACACTACTACTTGACTTTGGCATCGGACTTTATGATACAGCCGTGAGGGCAATCAACTTTTTTTTCGCCCCCTCAAAGGATGAGGCAAACCCTGCTTCTTGTAAAGATATCTTACCTCACCATCTAGGTCAGTATAACGAACCTTCCAGACATTATTTACACTTACTACATCATAGTCCTCAAGATGTCTGATTAAGGGAAATCTTGGAAGCAGTGTGTGGAACACCATACTATACCGTGTCCCCTGCCACGGCTGCGTCCAGTGTAGATTTTCTGCCCCATTGAAGATTAATGGCTTATGTCTTATATCATGGTTGATATCCCAGACATTTAATTCTCCCCCCGTATAATCTCCAAATCCAACTATATAAGATTCCCCTAGATTACCAATATCTTTGTGAGGCTTACTTGAGTAATTCTGATTCACTTGAATCCCCGTAAAAGAAATCTTGACATGCTTTTTGGCATAGTCCAACAACATACGGTATAGCGGCGCATGAAGCCAACACTGACGAGATAAATCTGGAATCTCGGAACGCTTATTCACTATACCAAAACATTGACTCCTACCATCACCAACCTTCTTACGATACTTATTCGTCTCTAACGGATGCTCTTCAAGATATTTTATTATCTCTGAGAATTCTGACTCAGCTACCTCCATATACTCATCAGTTAGATTAATATTTCCATAGTATAGAATGAAGCTATTATCTGTAGAAAAATCTACAAAGTCTGGCAAGAAGTTTGTCGCTACCTTCGAGACGGACACTGGCAAAACACGTTCTGTTCATTTTGGAGCAGAAGGTATGGATGACTATACTCTTACACACGACAAGCAGCAGCGCCTGAGATATAGAATGCGCCATCTCAAAGACTTGAAGACCAATGACCCCACAAAGGCAGGCTTCCTTTCTTATTATATCCTATGGGGAAACTCTACAGATATAGATACAAATATCGCCGCCTATAAAAAGAAATTCAAATTATAATATAGAATGCTAACACTAAGCGACCTACAACAAATGGCACAATCAGCTTACAGTGGACAGACACTTAGCACCATCGGCAACTTCAAACTATTCTATGCCTCACCCACCTTGAAATTCTACTACTATCAAAACATCATTGTTGTAGCTATAAGAGGAACTGCCGACTCACGAGATTTCGCATCTTGGCCTAATGTTGCTATAGGAACTCTAGACAGGTCTGACCGATTCAAAGCAGATTTAGATACCCTCTTAGAAGTTCAAACACATTGCCCAACTACTGACTTTCACTACATCGGTGTCGGCCACTCTCTCGGTGCTGCCATTCTAGATAGATTTCTACGAATGGGATTAATACAACAAGGCTTATCCTATAATGGAGCGGTTGAGCCACAAGAAATACGAGGCAATCCTGCTCACAGACGTATCTATAACAGAGCAGACCCGTTGTATCAAATTGTTGGATATCTCATACCAGGGGTTGAAGTAAGACCTATCAGTATTGCCACTGGTATAAGAAGTATGTTCTCAAGCATTTATGCTGCTTATGCTGCGCACTTACTCTCAAACTTCAAGGGAGGTGGCACAACACCCTAAACATGACCAAGATTTAAAGTAATACACCACTATTATATGCCGCTAAGATATTTATATTATGAGACGTAAGTGTTAAATTAGCTGAACCTAAAGTCCCACCCCGTTGGGAAATCTGTATGTGCGTCATCTGACGGAATCCAGTCGCCCAGAGTTTTGCTAAATCTATTACAATACGAGTTAATGCGGGGCGTATTACTCTAATTTGTGACGAAAATAGACGGGAGCTGGAGGCTAAAAGATTGTAGTCTGTGAATCCTTGAGTAGCAGGATATACTTTATTATTAACACTATCATATATAGTAATAGTTGTAGGTCCAAAAGCACTAGCACCAGACGATGATGTTGTGAATATATTTGTTCCAAGAGTAATAAAAAGAGTAAATGTGCCAGTAGAATAAGGTTGTTGAGTAGCAATACTTGTAGCCCATACTGAACCCGCAATCTGAGTAACAGGTATCCGACTAGGAGTAGGGTAGTTAGTAGTGGGTGGAGTCATCACAACATTAGAGTCTAAGATGCCTACAAGACTAATTGACGGATTCACCGTTGATAGTTTTATAGTCGGAAAGTCAGTTACAAGTATAGAACTACTGCCGCTTATATCTATAACTCCATCATTCCTTAATTCTGGTGCTTGAGGCGTGCCATCATTCACCAGACCAGTGCTTGCTATGACAGATAACAGACCCGTATTAGTAATCAGAGGTGTTGCGCCTGCTCCTACAGTCAAGCCAGGTGTCGGCGCTTGCGTTAGTGATACAACTCCCGTATGAGATATAGTAAGGTCAGATGAGCCTGTAACAGTAATCCCTGCTCCACCATTCACATGAATAACTCCTGTATTAGTCACTGTATTCCCTGTAACAGAAATACCTGGATTGAAAAGAACAGAAGTGATACCAAGGTCTTCTAAAATAGGGTCATTCTGTGTTCCAAGATTATTCAGATTCTGGCCAATAGCTATTTCACAGACACCATTGTTTGTTATCTGTGGAGTAGATGTTGGACCAACCGTAATATACTGAGTGCCCTGGATTTCTTGAACACCTGCTGCGCCCTCTCCAAAGACATACCATTCCGTAGGATTTGTAGATGGTTCTCCACCACCCCTTAGTGTCGCTGATGGACTAATATTAATATACGCCCCCCCTGTAAGTTCAGAGATTACAATGTCATTACGATAATACAGTTCCGTCGGACTCCAAGCTTCATTCCTCCAATTTACTGCCGTAGGAAGGGCGTTCAAACGATTTAGAGGACTAGATAAATCTAATGCGGACTGTCCTGCCATTCTATAAGTATCATAGTTTATTATTGGAGACCTAGCGGGTAGTAAGTAGCGTTAAAAATAGTAGGGGCGCTCGTGACCTGAATACTGCCATTTGTGTTATTAGAAATAACTATTCTATTCAGTTGTGTTAAGCCGGCTGCCCTTGCGTCTGCTACATTGAAGTAAAGTAATCCAAAAGCACATGTAATTGGGAAAGCCTCACCAACAGTTAAATAGGTATTGTTTAATATAGTCGTTGATATGTAAGAGTCACTTGGCGCTGGCGGCGGACGAAAAAAGCTGAATGATACAGTAATTACATTCTGAGCAACTTGCGCTGCTCCAGCAGCATTTACTTGTAGAAACATTTGCGTCATATCTATTATAAAAATACCAGTGGCATCTGGTGCTCCATTTGCTAGATAATCTGTAAAAATATTTGGACTCGCTGGCGTTTGACAATTAATAGCCTCAGATGTCCCAGGGGGTATAGAACTAATCCCCCCTGAAACAATTGTTGTTGAATTAAAAGCTGTTACAAGCACTGGTGCTGCTGTCCTCAGTAAAACATTCTGTGCCGTGCCACTGGCAATAATAGAAGAGTTTGCCGGAGCAACCGTTAGAACACCAGTGTTAGTAATTGTCGGATTTGCTCCACTAGTTATTTGAAGACCTTGAGCAACTCCTATGCCTATTACACCAGCATTAGCTATCTCAGGATTCTGTGGTGTCCCTGTAATTGAAATACCCACACCCTGTGTAACACCAAGAAGACCATTCGCTGCGATTGTAACAATCCCTGTAGGATTTGATACAGTCACAGATGGGTCTCCTGCCAAAATCTGACGAACACCACTATTGCCAATGACTGGAATCTGAGGATTAGAATTATCGACAGAAATGCCACCCCCTGCTTGAATGACGGTAATTGAGTTAGATGAGATTACTGGATTGTTTGGGTCTGTATTATCTACAACTATCGTAACACCATCGCCATCTACAGTCGTTACACCAGTGTTACTAATCACTGGATTACCAGGATTCGTATTATCTACACCAATGCCCGTGCCCGCTGTAATTCCCATCACACCCGTAGAAAGAGGTGAGAGTTCCACAAACTCTGGGTCAGCAGACGGGTCTGGACCGCCCTGAACAGCTGTCTGATTTGCTAAAATATAGGAAGCCCCATTAACAGGACTAATTACAACATCATTCTTAAAGTAAGTCTGAGTTACCAGCCACGCCCCACGCCAATTCATTGTCGTCGGAAGAACCTGTAATCTTTCATAGGGGTTTTGAAGTCCTTGAACACTCATCTACTTAGGGAAACTATTTAAGAAAGGCGAGCATACGTAGCAACCACGCCGGCGAATACTATAGTAGCAGATGACCCACTCTGATTGCCAGCGAGACTCACAGAAGTTCCATTAGCAGGAAGATTTACAACAACAGACACCGCAGAACCAGCCGTCGTTACAGTAGAACCAAACGAATGGGTGCATACACGAGCAGTCGGAGCAGTGCCGTTAGGTGTCACTGTCCAGATAAGATGCTCTGCTGCCGCAAAAGCACCAGCACCAGTCAGAGTTGCCGTATAGTCTAGCTTAACAAGCCATGTAGATACAACACCAGGAGGGTCGGCGAGCAGAAGATTCAGAGCAGGAGCAACAGTAACAGCACCAGCAGCTTGAGCACCAGCTGGCGTGCCGTTGTTCACACCCGTCACTGACCCAGAATTCTGAACCACAGTCTTTAGCCCATCACCCTGAGCAGAACTCCATCCACCAGTCGGCCCAGCGAGAGAAGGGTCTAGTCCGCCAAGAACAGAATAAGGTAGGTTTTCCTCATCTACCTTATTCCACGCCTCATACACATATAGACCACCATCAGCACCACGCACCATGTCATTGATGAAATACTGAGTCGTAGCAGACCACGTCACATCATTTACAGAGGCGTCCTGAGAACGTAAGTTCATCACGTAGTTCTGCGCATCAAGCTGTGTTAGAGGGTTGCCAAGGGGAACTAAAGCCATTATACCTAGACACTATAAAATAATTATGCCGGAGTTTCTCAAGCATAATTATTTATATTAAGTTGATACGAATTTACATTAGACGGTCAGCAAGGCTAGGCTTCTTAGATGCCATCCTGCGGTCAGGAGCTTCCTGAGACTCACGCTTCTCACGAGGGGCATACATCATGCGGTTCGCCATGCGGAGCATCCTGCCACCCACCACACGTGCTAGACCCGCTAGAGTGCCAGAAGGAGCAAGAGGAGCAGCAATGATATCCTGCTCTGAGAGCACACCCTTGATGATACGAGAAGAGCCACGGATGCTCTCGAAGAACCCAGAGTTCGCCGTGATGATGAAAATCTGAGGGCGCACAGAGAAGTCATACGTGTTGCGCACACTTAGATTGAACTGGAGAGTAAAGTTACCCACTAGAGAAGGCGCTTGGCCCTCCTGGAGTGTTAAATCTACACCAGGCTTTAGCACTAGAAAGCCACCAACAGTGCTCACAGAAACAGCGCCCTGGCCACTCGGCCGACGAGCAGTGCCAGACCACGTGTTCCAGTCCATCTCTAGACCATTGCGCACACTCATGGCATATAGCTGCTCTGACGTGTGAGACGAGAGCAGACCAGAGAAGTTGTCAAAGTTAACGCTTAGAGGAGCTACAGAGCGAGAGCCGTTCTTAGATGTTAGAACGGGTAGGTAGCCTGAGCCAAACTGAGGGAGAGTAGGGTCTTTAGCACGGTCAACAGATGTCTCGGAAGGGTCAGCCACTGCCTTCACGTAGATGATTAGAAGGTCAGGAATCTGAGGTAGAGTAATCGTCTGAGACACTAGCTGAGCAGACTCGCCAGCAGGAATAGGGTTCGCCACCTGGGTAATGTAACGAGGGAACTCTAGGTAAGGCACACAACTCTTGGGAGGAAGAGGAATGCTTAGACTAGGCGTTAGGAACTGAACGTGGAGCTGAGAATCACTGAAAGGACCAGTCGCTACACCAGTGTTGTAAGTCACAGCGGAAGAATACTGAGCAGGTAGGAGAGATGTGCCATAGTATAGCTTCTCAGTCGTGCCTACACGACGGTTACGAAGACGCATCGCCCTGCTAGGGTCACGCATGTTCATCACCAGCTGGATGTTGTTAATGCCAAATAGACCAGTGTCCTCGCCGTGCTCGTTGGCAAAGATAAAGGGGCTTAGACTGAGCTTCTCAGTCGTCCTGAACTGAAGATAGACGGCATACTGGCCATTCACTACGCCACCACCCTGGTCAGTAGAGAGAGGAATGCCATCTACCACATTCACCGTGTTGCCGTAAGAATCTACGTAGGTGGTGTTGCCGAGTAGAACCGTGCCAGTGGGACTGGTAAACACAATATTGTGCCAAGAGCCGTTGGTAGGCTCAGCATAGTCGTGAGAGGCATTGGTGTAGCCAGACATAGGGTCATTCTGAGCATTGCGAGCCTCGGCGTTATCTAGATACTTGTCTAACATCGTGGGGCAAGTGCGCTGAACCCTGTTGCCACGGTAGTCAGTCAGACGCATAATCTCACTTAGCACATCCTGAGTGTTAATCGTGGTCGTGGTGTCATTAATGGTCGCCGTAATAGTGGCACACATGTTGTTTAGCGGAAAGGCCGCTAGAGAACCATCTACACCAAGCTCTAGGAGAGGCTGGCCGATGGGATACTGACCGCCAGCCGTGTCATTGAGAATCACATCTACACGCAGATTCACCGTGGATGCCCAGTCCATGTCACGTGCCACATACACGTTCTCAGAAGGAACATAGATGTTGTAAGAGTGCTGGCTCTGGCTCTGAGAGATAGCCGCAAAGGGGCTGTTAGTGATAGAGAGAGCACCCTTCTCTACCGCATAACTAGGCTGCTGCTGAACAATGCGGGTGTCATAGACGGCCAGCTTGGCGATATCAGAAGACATTATACTTAGGTCCAACAAAATAAATTCAAATGAATTAGCCGCCAATGGCTGAAATAGAATTTAGGCAAAGAGGGTCGGATAAATTAAACAGAACCTTTTCCTCCAATAACATGGCTTCCTTCGTTGTGTAAGAGAAAGTCTTTATCACTTCTATAGAACAACGATGCCATCCACCCAACTCTGAGATAGCCTTATACACCTTCCTCTCGGGGAAAAGCTTTGCCTTCTTGTAGTGCGTTAGTAATCTGGCCGCTAAAGACCCCTTGGTTGACCCAATGTAATACTTCGTCCCAATGGTTATCTTATAAATTAGTGCCGTTGCCGGGACGTTTAGAATTCTATTCAGAGCCTGAGCTTGTGTTAAAGGAGATTCCATTGTATTAAGTGGATAGAATATTATTCTATCGATTAATATGTCTAAGAACGGAAATCTACCTTGCGGAACAGCATCTTAATGCTCACATCAGAAGAGTTCGCCATCGTTAGCGGAATTAGCTCACCTGTCAGACGGTAACGCCACCAGCATTGAATATCTATATTCCTAATCTCCTCATGGGACGCCTGCATACTTAAGAGACGATACTCAGCCGTAGGCTCGTAGAGAGCAAAAGAACGCCATCCCTGTGCCGACTCAATCTGCTGGTCAATAACAAAGTCGCAGATGATAGGCTCAAAGGAACTCTGAGCAGGCACAGACTTACCACTCACGTTCGTCTGATTCAGCTCCACTGGCGCAGCATTAAACTCTTTCTTTAGAGGGATTAGTGACGATGTAAAGACAATGTTCGCCACAGGACTCCACATCGTGTCAGTAGAGCGGTAGTCCTGCTTAGCAATCCAATACAGATTCTGCTTCTCTGATGGGAGAAAGAAAAAGGGATTGTAAATAGGGGGAGGCACAGCATTTAGACCCTGGAGTGAGGGGTTGTTGTTCAGAATGTTCCTATACTGCTGGTTAGTAAAGAGAATCTCATTGCCATAGAGATAAGGAAGCCCTGGAATGGAAGGGATAGGTGTCAATACAGACTGTGTAAGAGGCATGACAATAGATGAACCAGATACAGCACCTAGGTATGTGTTGTTAAAGTTAGATAGCAGGCCAAAGAGTAGGTCATTGAAGAAGAGACGAATGTAGCAAGAAGAAGATGCGGTCGCCGGACCGCCAGGAGCATACACAGGAGGCACATACGCAGGAACAGCAGGCTGAATACCTTCAGTAAAGGGACTTTGACGTATCTGACCAGAAACATTAAAGCAACGAGTGTCGCCATAGATTTCAAAGAGACCAGTTGCCCCATCATAATACAGCACAGGCAAATCTTGGTCGGCCAGAAAATCGGCAAACGTCGGATACGGGTTTGCCGTCGCTGAGCCAGTATTTGTCACTTGGTCAGTCCAAGCCTGTTGAAACTCAGCATAGAGAACATTCATTGCCTGCTCCATTGAATTATTCACCAGCTGAACAAAGTGCTTATAGGTGTAAATCCAATAGTAGCGTGTGCTCAGGTCTTGCTTAGTAATTCCCGTAAGCGGAGGAGTAGGAACAGGGGCTACACGAGGGTCTTGCGTCTCTGAAATATATATTACTGGTGTGCTCGGAGGTGTTAGAGTAATCATTACCGTCTGAGCTGCGCCTGCGCCATCAGTATAGTTCCACTGACGCTGATACGCCAGAGTAGTATAATAGACAGTCAAATCTGGGTCCGTTTGAACAGGCTCAATCACTCCATTTGTCTGAACAAGGGGAATAAATAACGGTAGATTCTTCCCAGGACCATTCATAGCAAAGCGAATGATAGAGAAGTAATACTGAGATGCGTCTCGGATAATTGGCGCATCACGAGACTCGTTAAACCGGATTGGTGTCTGAAGGCTGCTCTGAACTAGGTCGGAAGTCTTTGTTGCCGTCAGCGTTGCGTTATAATAAATCATATCGCTATCAGAGCCACCATCTACGATGCTTCTAAAGCTGTAGGCCATTCTACTTATACTAAGGGTTTTTATTTTCCTAACACCTTCATTGTCTCACGTGTGACAAACTCATCTGGGGAAAGACCAGTGCTTTTAATCATGGAACGGTATCTGCTTATAGGATATTTAGAGTATAGAAGACGACACACCACGTGTCTGCCACACGTCTGAACATCATCCTTCGTCTTCTGAAGCGCCACCTTGTTATAAATCACTCGGCAGCCAGATTTCTCTAAAAGTTCTGTCATCAATGGCTGGTCAATCTGAAGAGCACGCTGCGTCTCCTTATCGGGCTTCTGTCGGTCAGGATAATTACCATATGAGTCGAAGAATTCTATTTGCCGCCCATCCTTAATCAATCCAACCCAATGCCCCACAGACGCCGACTGCTGCGGAAAGAAAATCACTGCCCTTCCCTTCCTATCAAACAGCTGGTTAATATCGTGAATGCCTTCTAACTCATTATAGGTCGTTATCTTACAGTCACCTCCCAGTAGCCGTCTGATATCGTCATCACCGAGAGAGTAGCCCTCTGCTTGCTTCTCAGCACCTCCATCCATTTCTAGTATATACTATATTTGTTATTAATTCGGTAGAAGACTAATATGCTGGGAGATAGTGGTTGATGATGTAGAAGGCCCATAAGAGAAGCCTATATCTAGAACAACATATCCTACAGCTTGACCTGTTGCGGTTGCTTGAGTGACAGTGATTCCTAATACAGGTTGTGTTGCAAATGAAGATGGTTGTGGAGATATCAAGGCCCAGTTTGCTGATACAACTCCATTCACCATTGGTGGCACTAACGGAGTAGGAGTTCCAGGACCCGCAATAAAGAATAAGCCATTGTAATTTGTGCCAAATCCAGCAAAGATAACAGTATCACCAGCAACAAAAGGAAGTGCGGGAAGAACAGGTGTCGCAGTCCAAGTTCTGTAATTGCTGGTGGCATCGGGGTTGAACGCTACAACAGCATTTTGAAGAGGAATGTGATTCACATCTGTATAGATATCATACGGGTCTCTGAGACCTGAAACTTGAGAATCTGGCACACCAATGGCTGCGGTATTGGTGATACGAGGAGAATCAAAGGCGTAGAGCAGATATGTATAACCAGCATATAGATTCGTTCCTGTAGCACCAGCGACAGTTCCAACACTGTTAGAGTAGGCCCATCTGGTATTAAAGAACCCACTAGTAGGAGGATTAGCATCATCATAAGAGTAAAGATTGATAGCTAGAAGACCTGCTAAATACAGATTGACAGTTGGTCTGATAAGCACCCATGCGCTCTGGATAGAAGATTTTGCGTAAGGGAGAGGAGCAACAGGCGCACCAAATCTGGGATTATACTGATACCAATTGAAATAGGCAGAAGAACCATTTGCCTTGCTAAATCCCCACCCACCTTGAACCACACCAACGGTGGGAACATTGACAGGAAAAGAACCATCTGGCACTATAGCCGTAGCCACCTGATTGTTTACTGGTTGAGAAGAAGAAGCCGTAGTATAAGGCAGAGCAGGAAATGCTCCTAGTTTGTTCAAGAGAGCACTTACATCTGAGAAAGAGCCTGTTGCGCCTGTTGGTCCTGTTGGGCCTGTAGAGCCAGTAGAACCAGTAGAACCAGTTGGCCCTGTTGGCCCTGTTGGCCCAGTTGGTCCTGTAGAGCCTCCACCAGAGCTTGGAAAACCCGCCCACGAAGCAGAGGGAGCTGGAACAGGATTCTGATTTAGAGATGTTTGCACACCACAGACATACGACACATTTGTCGATGCCAAGACAATATCACCATATCTATATTCTTGTGATGAAGACCAGTCGCCAGTCCATCTTAACAGTCCATCAGGAAACGGTGCGGCCATACTGTGTAAGATGGATAAATTAAACTGTGGGTGGAAAGTTTGTCTGTATGTAGCCCGTGCTTGTTACGAGTTTCCATGGATTTGCTATAACTGGGTCAACCAGACACGTTCCCTGTAGCCGTATAGTGTAACTAGTCCCAGCAGTCGCCGCAAATGCTGTTGTAAAAGAGCCACTGAATCCTTCATATGGATTAACTACTCCAGCAGGTCTTATGAATGTTACAGACCCCGCATAGTTTACATTACTATTTTCAATATAACTTAGCTCTAGTAATAGTCTAGGTGATACTTCTGATGAACTTGAAGCTGTAACACTGAGATTTACTGTTGTAAATCCAGTTACAGTAGGTGTAAAAGGGTCGGTTGTCCAAATAGTAAGTTCAGCACCACCAGATATATCATAAGATGGAAGTAGTATAGGAATCGTCTTGACGGGATTAGCTACAGCATTAACCCACTGAATCTTAGTGCCGTCAGATGATAGCACCTGCCCTGCCGTGCCGAAGTTGCTATCTAGATTTTGAATCTGGTTAACTTGAAGAGATGCGTTAAATGGGCTGGCGGGGTTTGCTAATCCTACTACAACAGAGCCATTTGAATTTGGTTGAAGGTAAATACTACTTTGTGATGTTTTTATTGCTTGAATATACATATCATTCCCAATATCCATCGTAATACTGTTAACATTAGAGCCTTCAGCATTTAAAATATACCTACTCCCCATAACCACATCTTGTGTCGCTGGAAACTGAGACCATGTGCTAGGAGACCCTCCACCACCGCTAGAAGGAAATCCAAACCAATCCGTAGATGGCTGCGTGGCGGGGTCAACATTAAGTGATGTAGGAACTCCACAGGCATAAGACACATTTGTTGATGCTAGGGCAATATCACCGTAGCGATACTCTGTTGTTGCTGACCAGTTGCCAGTCCATCTTAGCACACCACTAGGAAATGACATTCTATACTAGGGGATATAATATTTACCGTTCTTCATCAGACTGTTCCTCTTCATCCTCCTTGAGCTCCCCTTCCTCATACATTTCCTTCTCTAACTCATTCTTGCGCTCTCTCTCTACTTCCCTAAATACTTGATACATATCATCTCTAGAAATATTGTTATCGTTGGCATAGTAAATAATGGGCATCATGGTAGTGCTAGCCGTTTTTTTGTTTAAAAAGTAAGCATAATCCTTTGGCTTCTTTTCCCTAGCCATCAATGACATATAAGTCTTAGGGCCTTTTTCTTTTAACACATTGTAATATGCCCTTCCCAGATGGTCTAAGTGTTTCTTATAGTCATTATCAGTCTGTGTAGCCTGCTCAGACCGTGATGATTCACTTTGAGTAGCCCGCTCAGACCTACACCGTTTTTCAGGAGCAACCGCAGAAGATTTAGAGCAAGATACTCCACTACCCCTCTTCATACCAGCAGCCGTAATTATACCACCAGGCTTATTTCTGTATTGATATCTTTCATTCGGGTCACCATATTTAAACCCCTTAGACGTTGTATAAATTTTACGACTCTCACGGAAAGCAGGAGTATCATCTACCCATCCCTCTTCTGGGTCTCTGTTTCCTTCACTATTCCACAGAACTACAGGGTCAATAAAATTTTTATCAGCATACACACGAATACTCTGCGGAACATCTAGCTTCATAACACGCACCTGTTTCACAAACTTAGGGACGATTCCGATAGGAGCTCCAATGGGAGGACTCGCAGTAGCATACGGAGCAGCAGACAAATCTTGAGCTTGATTTTGTAATTTAGCTCTAATTTCAGCGACTGCCGCCCTTGCCTTTGCGTGTCTAAAATCTTCTACTTCGGGGTGTAAGGCATACCATAAATTTATGATTGCTTTAGAAGACTTTTCAGCACCTACAACTTCAGTAAGTGTTTTAATCTCCTTAAGTAATTTTTGTAGGCGTAAATTCTGACCAGGAAGAACTTCGCCCGTCTTACTATCAACATACTCTCTAAACGAAGCACCCCCCTTCAAACCACCACCCTCTTGACGGTTTAGAGGTATTTCATCAAAATAATAAAGCCTATCTTGATGAGCCATTATATTTAAGATAAATATATTTATGGACCTTTGATACTGTGTTAGATGGATTTACTGTCGGTTACCGACGAGCACCTCTCTTTCCCCTCCTTGCTAAGTTAACCGTTGCCTCTACTATTGCTGCCGCTGCTGCCGCCTTTTCTGCCGCTGCTGCTGCCTTTTCTGCCGCCCTTTCTGCCTTTATATCTTCTTTGATTTGTGCGACTACTCGTGGTGATTCTGCTTCTCTACTTTGTAACTCACGACGATATTCTGCTAGTGTCATATTCTTCTCTTTAGCAGTTTTTGAGTGATTCCTCTCAATTTTTGTCTCACGCTTTACCCAAAAGTCGTAAGCGTCATTAAATACTTTACCTACCTTCTCGCTCATTTCTTTATTTTTCTTATAGCTCTCAATTATCTCTCGTGTCTCTTCTGAGAAGGGAAAACGTTTTTTACCTGTCCGTATATCTTTGCTAAATTCATCTAAAAATGTTGAAAGTGGCACTGATTTATCTGAATATGCGCTATCTAATCCACTTATAACACCCTTTTCTATATCTTCCATATCATCCCTGATAGCATTTTCAGCATTATGCTGAGCAACCGCCGTCTCTTCTTCTGAAGGCGCAATAGTATGAATGCCGCTACACGTGTTTCCACCACCTATTAGGTCATCAAAATAATATAATCTATCCTCGTATCGCATTATATATAGGATAAATATATTCTATATATAGTATAGATGGACAAGCGAAAGAAAGCAAAGGAGAAGGAGATGCTAGAGCTCTTTAAAAAGCCCGTGTATCCAATCTCGTCAGGAACAACTAAGAAGATTTTAGACGCAAAAGGAGCATCTGAAGCCGATAGAATCTGGCTCAATGGATATCTTGAAAACCGAGTATCGGGTGAATGTCTCCCCAAAACCCTACTAACCAATGAGTGTTTTAACATCATCCAGAGACTCTATGGCTCAGAAGCCACAGCATTCTTAGAAAAGATTCGCACCGATTGGAAACAACAAAATGGTTTGCTGACTACTCCTTAATCAACATGCGAGCATAATTCGCCGAGACAATATACTGCGGAAACGTCTTTTTAACACAAATCCAACGACCTAGACGCCTCAAATCCCGCACATCATTCTTATCCATCCCGATGTAATTCTTTAATAAATAGTTCAGAGCGTGAGCACTTGTGCTCATCGGATACAGAACAAAATGAGTGGCCTCTAATAACATTAGACGACTCTTCTTGTAGTTATTCAGATAGTGCGACAGGATTAAGATGCTTGTGTTAGAATGACGTCCCATAATTGCTATGTCTTCGATAAGCTTCAATACCGCCTTCTCTTCAGCTCCACCAAACGTGTCCCAGTCATCAGCAATCACTAGACAATCCTTGAACTCGTCCAAGTCAGGATAAGAATCTACAATGCTTTGAACATTAATACGTTTACAAGGCTTCTTCATCTTATCCAGCGTCCCAGGGTCAGCATTCAGCTTAGAAATAAGATAAACGTTGCGGTCGGGAAAAAGTTTCTGATAATACTCTGCGATACCCTTTGCGATATACGACTTACCCGAGCCAGAAGCACCAGCAATATAAAAGACATCTCGCTTCTTTGGGTCAGTTGATGGAAGCAGCTCAAACTGTCCAGACTCTAATGAGACATCCTTAGATAACTTGGCATCAGCAAGAATCCGTTCGTAAAGCTGCTTACCAATCGCCGACTCTCCAATCAGCTGGTCCGGCTCTAAACCCTTATCCCTCGCCTCAGATAACCGAACAATTAATTTTGTCCGCTCCCCCGGTTTAAGACTACGTAGTTCAGTCTTATACTTATTCGCATCAATACTCTCACCCTTCTTCGATGACCCTACCGTTGCCTCGTGGAGATACAAGATTTTAGCATTGTTGTCTCCACCCCGTGCGATTGCGATTGGTGTTGAATCTTTCTGAGGTTCAAAACCAAGTGATGCCATTATACCTTCTATAGAGACTTTATTTTTTTTACTGTAGCCTCATTTAAGATTCCTTGTAGCTCAGTGTGAAGAGAAAAGATAGCCGGCTTCAATGTCTTAATCGGCATCTTTCGCATTGATTCAATACGCCCAAGAATCTCGTATTCAGCTTCCAAAAACTCTTTTAGCGAGTAAATTGACCCCATACGAGCCTTCATTTCATCCAGATTCTCTTTAATCTCAGTCACTGGTGGATTACCTTGCTCCAATAACGCATGTAAAGATTCTAAATCACCTACTATCTGATACAGACGTCCTAGGTCAGAGTTAAGAACCGGTAGTAGTTTCTCAATCTCCCCGTATTGTTTCTTCATTTTTGCCAAAGAAAATGCTCGCTTCATTGCCTTGAATGGACTTCTGTTATTGTAATAAATGATATCTTCCTTTATCGCCGCTTCTACTTCAGCATTAGAGGAATGTGGTGTTATTTCTTTCTTGTGTAAAAAGAGATTGTATATCATACTGAACTCTGTAAATTGACTTTCTATTGAGGCAATTAAATCTAGCTTTACCATCCCTCCAGATGCCAAAGCATCCTCCAACAAAACCTTGTAGCCACGAGCAACCTTGACTCCCGCCAAAATCTCACCAGATTTCCATCGAAGAATATGAAATCTAATTCCCTTTCTTGCTTCTATAAATGTTAAAGGAGAATCTACATTGCGTAAAAGGCGTTCTGCCCCCTTATATTCCGCCTGTGAAATAATCTTGTCAGCCTTCAGCTTATCTAGCACACTAAGAGATTCAGTTAATTTGAAATCAAGTTTCTCTTCACGAAGAGAACCTTTCACAACGTCCCATTCAGGCACTTCACCTATCTTAAAATCTGTTATATAACAATCCCCTCGGATTCGTTTTATAACATCTTGAATATCTGTAGCGCATGTGTTAAAGGAAGTTATGTTGACTGTATCTTGAGCATCGTAGTCTCCAGAATACTGCTGGCTTCTAATTGATGCTGAACCCATTATCGTAACACCCTTCAATCCAGATATAGAAGCCCGATGTAAGATATCTAACACCGACTCACTATAATTGGCAGGAAATGTTTTTTCCCTCACTAAGTCCATACTACAAGAACGTTATAATAAAATTTCCTTCCTCCTTTATAATACCAAGACCTGTTAACTCGTTTTTCCCTGGCTTCTTTTTCTTCTTTGCCGGAGTCTGCTTCACTGCCTCCGTCCATTTCGCTAAAGGTTCTTTCGGTGTCTCGGGAACGGGCTGGGGCTCTTCCATTATATTATGTCATTAGATAATATAATGGACAGAACGCTCTATTTTAATGAACTTGTTACTGCCCAGAATCCAGTAGGTGGTGTCATGATACCCAAATCAGAATTTATAAAAGAGCACGTCAATCTTATAAAGATTCTAAAATCTGGCACAAAAGCACAGCGTAAAAAGGAACTAAAAGACCAAGCGGCTGAGCTAGAAAGGATGTTAAATAAAAAACGGTAGATACTACATATTTTTTAAATGTTTAGTCCTAATATATAGAATGGCACGAGCAGCACGAGCAGCCTTGGCCGACGCACGAGCCATGGAAGAGCAAACGCTCAGACAACAAATGCACGGCGGTGCTTTCTACGGTGCTGGAATGAAAGTCGGTGGCAGTGCTACTCCGTCTATGGGTCTAAGTCAGTTTCGTGGCGGAGCTTGCTGCCGATGTGGCATGTCACGTTGCCAATGTGATTCTGAGTCTGAGTCTGATTCCGACGAAGAGCTTCGTGGTGGTGGCGTAGTTTCAGATATTATTGAGTATATCACTAAACTTGGTCGCAGAGCCCTAAATCAAGCCGAGATTTTTGTAAAGTTTGGAAGATTTGCCACTGCTGCTGAGGTGGCAGAAGCTACCCGACTAGTAGCTGCTGCCAGAGCTGCCTCTGCCGCCAAAGCTGCCGCCGATGCCGCCGCTGAGGCTGCCGCACGTGCTGGCAGAGCCTCACTCGCCAATACGGCAGCATTCACACCTAGTTCTACTGCTCTTGTTACTCGCACCCCTGGAACTGTCGCTACCATTCCTGGAAGCCGTGGGCTTCCTTTTGATGCGTCTCTTGACTTAAGAGGCCTATCAGGAACAGCAGGAAAAGGTGCTTCTTCTAGCAGTATTGCGGCTCGTCTCTCTGCCATGGGAATCACGCCCGCAAGAGTCGCCGCTGCTCTAGCAGCAGGTATTAGTTTGTCAGCCCTTGAGGCATATTTTATGAACCAAGGAACACAGCAACCTACGCCTGGAAATTTTGTTATTACTTGGCCACCTAAGCCGCCTGTTGGTCCTCCCGTTGGTCCTCCCGTTGGTCCTCCCGTCGGTCCTCCCGTCGGTCCTCCCGTCGGTCCTCCTGTTGGTCCTCCTGTTGGTCCTCCTGGTCCTGGAACTGGTCCTGGTGGATTCCCTGGTGGCCAGCCTCCGTTAGGCCCTGGTGGTATTTTTAAGCCCAATACACCAAAGAGGGTGGTAGCAGAATTCCTGCGTTCCGGCAATGTTCCTGACAAATACATGATTGGAAACCAAGCACAACGACGAGCAGCCGCCGCTGCGGTAAGCGGCTCTGGTATGGTAGGAGGTGCTCGTCAAATGCGTGGGCAGGCCATCAAGAAAATCATGGCTACTTTAGGTCTGAAGCTTGGAGCTGCTTCAAAGTATCTAAAAGAGAATGGCCCTGTGTAAAATATATATTTAGATAGTATAATGCCCCGTAAAAGTAAAGATTCCTGTCAAACTGGTGGATTTATTGGGTCTTTGTTTGGCATGGCAGGAAAAGCAGCAGTTAAGACAGGAGCAAAAGAGGCAGCAGAAGCAGCAGCAAAGGCAGCAGCTAAGAAAGCAGCAGAAGCAGCCGCAAAGGCAGCAGCAAAGTCATCTACAGCTATTGTTCCTTATTCAGCAAATGCCGCAAAAGCTTCTCTTCTTAATTCTGCCAATGTTGCGGCAGAAAACGCCGCAAAAGAAGCAGCAAAGAAAGCATCTCTCCTTGGTCGTTTGCAAGCTTTTGGCTCAAATCCATATACGTTAGGAGCATTATCCGCACTTAACCTTGCTGGCATAGGATATGGTATTGCTCAACCGACAATTGATATGAAAGAAAATGCGGCTACCCGTGAAGCAACTAACGCAGCAAACGCAAATATGAATGCTAGAGCACAAGAAGCTATTGTAAACGCAGAGCTAGAAGCAGCCAGTAGAGCAAAGGAAGAAGAAAATAGAAAGAATGCTGCGAAATTCAGAGAAGAAGAACTAAAATTTTTTGAGGAACAAAGAAAGGCTATAGAATTAGCAAGGAAAGCGAATGAGGATGCGATAGCAGCAGCAAATGCTGTCCGTGCTGCGGCTGATTTAGAAAAGGCATCCTATGCGGCAATGGTAAAACAGCAAAAAGAAGAATTTGATGCGTGGCTTGCCGCCCAAGCTGCTGTGCAAGACAGGGCGCTACAAGATTTATTGACATTTGGCTCTCTAGCTGCCCCAACAGCTCCTGTTGTAACAGCTCAACCCCCTCCCAAACAGCCACCATCTACGCCTGCCCCGCCTCCACCTCCTACCTATGTCCCTCCACCCCCCGTTGTCGCTCCACCTCCTGCCTATGTCGCTCCACCTCCTGCCTATGTCCCTCCACCTCCGCCTTCAAGACCTCCGCCTTCGAGACCAACTGGTCCAGGAAAGGGCAAAGGAAAGGGTGGAGCAATGGTAGGTGGCAGCACACCAATTAATTATTCACCAGCTGCCGTAGCAGCTGCGGCAGCATTACATGAGCAAATGAATTCTTGGGAAGCTATTCAAGCAAGACTCAATGCTACCAGAATCCCAGAAGATACGAATAGCAGACTTCAAGCCGCCGCCCAACTAGAAGCCCAATATGCTGCTGAACAGAGAGCAGCCGCTGCCCAACTAGAAGCCCAATATGCTGCTCAACAGAGAGCAGCCGCAATAGCAGCAGAGCAGCAGAGGCAAGCTGATGCCGCTATTAAAGCTCACGTGGAAGCCCAAGCCGCCGCCGCTGCCAGAGCCAAAGAGTCTGGTAAATCCGACGCCCATATATTTGTTCCAAACCAGAGAATGTTAGAGGAGGAAATGCGGCGACAGGCAGCAGAGCAAGCAGTAAATAGAACAATACGCAGTTCTCGTTTACCTCCTGCGCCTAAGCCCAAGCGTGCTGCTCCAGGAAAGGGGAGACGGGGTGGAATGTCACTACGTCCTCGTCCTCCTCCTACTCCTCCTGTTATATCTCGTCCTGGTCCTCGTCCTCCTTCTATGTTTCCTGTTGTTACACCTCGTCCTGCTCCTTCTCCTATCATATCTCGTCCTGGTTTTCGTCCCACACCTCCTCCACCTCCACGTTCACCTCCAAAGAGTTTTGCTGAATTAATGGCAGAACACAGAGATAATCAAAACAGGCCAGTTCTACATTTTAAGGGAGGTAGTAAGAAATCTGCCAAAGAGATTGCCCTACTTCTAGAACTTCACGGGCTTCAATAGATTGTGTAAAATGGATATTCCAACTCTCTTCTATCCTTGATGGGAGAGACTTGGACAATTTATTTATCCTTAGTAGAAATATGCCATACCACTTGGAGAAAGTAGGTCGCAAGTATCTAGTTATTACAACAGCAACGGGTAAGGCTCATTCTAAGCTACCAATGACCAAGAAAAAGGCTGAGGCACAGCTCAGAATCTTAAATGCCCATACAGACGTTGTAGAGCACCTTGGTGGATTTGTCAACAGTGAAGGAAATTTAATTGGTCCAACGACACAAGCAGAAAACATTGGCTATGAAGTCGCCACAGCATTTGCTCCCATGGGAGCATTTGAGCTCGCTGGAGTGTATGCCAATCCCGTTGGTGCTCTAGCTTCTGTAGGCGCAGTTCAAGCCGCCACCGCCGAAGAAACACAAGCAGCAGCAAACAAACAAAGCAGTGGTATTGACAAGTTTTATACGTCACTTGGCATAAAAACCCCCGGGCAAGCGATAGCAGAGCAACAAGCAGCTAAAGAAGCAGAACGAGCCAAAGAGTTTCAAGCGTGGTTTAATCAATCTGGGCTACAGGATAAATTAGCTAAAGCCGCATGGGCAAGAGAAGCTTCAGCGAATGCCTCTAGTTTAGCTGCCGCAGAACTAAGAGGACGTTCTGGTGTGGATAAGGTGTATTCTGAAAAAGAATTACAAGAGGTTTCTTTATTCTTACAGAAGAACGCACAGCAAGAAGCACAGTCTAGGCAATTATATCAGATTGGGAATAGAAAACTTATCAAACAACTTAATGACGAGCGTGCCGCTAAGCAACGTGAGGCCGCCAATGAACAGAATCAGCAGTATTTATCTGGATTGAATGAGCAATCTATGGCAATTCAGAGGCAAACGACCAGTTCCAGAGAAGCAACGGAAAAGGCTAGACTTCTTCAGCAGCAACGCTTTCAAGACCAAAAATTATTCTTAACGAAGGCCAATGATATTCGTCGCAGAGATTTCTTCGACAAAGAACGAAATGTTCTAGAAGCAAGAAGGGCATTGATTGATGCCGAACAACGTCGCCAAGCAATCAAGGCCGCCGCCGCTCAAAGAGCAGCAGCCCCCCCTTCAGGAATACCGGCATCAACAACTTCTGGCATGATTCCGACTCTTGGACGTCGCTTACCTCCTTCAGTTCTATGGCATGGCTGAGCTTTCGTAGAAAGCAACCTTCGGTGAGCTTGTCAGCTGTAAGCTTCAAGCAACCTTCGGTGATTCCCTTGCGGGATTTAAAAATGTTGTTCTTCTATATATGGCAGCCGTCGCATCAATGAAACCAGGCGGTCAGCACGCAGTCCAGCAAACATTCCCTTACGTCTTCCAGCAAGATTTCCAGGCCGGCACTGCCTATTTTCCCTCTGGCATGGCAGCACCGATGAATCTGATGGTCGGTGAGACATTCCAGAGCGAATATCACAGACAGAAGCATGCCGACGCTGTTAAAAGTGTATATAATGGTCTTAACAACAACCGAACAAAGGAGGAAAAGCTTCTTACAGGCACAGCCAACTATCACCTTCCCAGAGCTGTTCTAGGCCAGCGTGTTTTTGCCAACCCTTCCCTTGGTGCTGGCTCAGATTCTTCTGCTCGTCGTGATGGCGCTGCCGCCCCTTGGACGATAGTTCAGAATCTTGTTCCAACAATTCAGACAGTTGCTGACACCGTAAGAGGGTTTCACGGCGCTGGGCTACAGGGTGGTGTAATGAAGACAAAGGAAGGCTTTGATTACTACACAAACAATCTCAGAGCCCGTATTGACCAGCTAAACGCCATGAACTCTCTTGCCACTGGCATGCCCGTCCCCAGAGGAGATATAACACGCCCTGTATCTGATTCAAGACAAAGTGGCTCTATGGAGAAGATAGAGTTCTTCTTACTCTTCCAGGTGCTTGAGGATTCTGTGACAGAGGGAGACTTGAGTAAATTCACCTTTGACAGTCTCAAGAATATGATGGCCTTCTTATTCTCCTTTGCCCCCACTGCCGAGAAGGAAGATTTCCAGGACATGATACGCTCTATTTCCAGCATTCGTCTCAGTTTAGAGCAGGGTATCTCTGAGACAGCTGGTGAGGAAAACATCTTTGAAAACGTTCCCTATGCCGAGACTCTAACAGTGTATATGGAGGGTATGGACGAGTATGTGTCACAGATGTTTGCCAAGATGAATCTATCTGAGAGAGACAGAAGAACACTCTCTAACAGTCTCATTAAGACCCTTGGATTCACACGCCTACAGAAGATGAGCGACAGCAGACAGGCGCTAGCTGCGCTAAGGAAGGGTAATGAGCGTGTCAATCAGGTGGCCGAAGATGTCGATGAGGATGATGACGATGAGGATGGCGGCGATGGACACTTTGGCCGCCCAGCAGAAGCCCGTGAGGATGAAGACCAAGCTGGTGTGCCAAGACAAGCGTTTGCTGGCAATGGTGGCGACCCTAACAGAAATGCTTGGGGTGCTGAGCGTGCCCCTGGTGGAGCAGAGCAAGAATATGCCTATTTTGGAGCACAAGCAGCCGATGCTCCTCAGATGGTAGAGCCTCTAGCACTGGCTGGTGTTCAAGCCATTGGTCCTCAGGGTGTTAATCCTGCTGCCGTAGAAGCAGTCAATGAATCTATTGATGGAATTCTCCCTGCTCCTGCTGCTGGCCAGTCACGTATGCAAACTCTTCAAGCAGAGATAGCATCTGGCAGTCTAAGAAGTTTCAACGACTTCGCCGAACAAGTGGCTATGTCAGCTTCTGCTTTTGGAGTGTCAGATGATGATGTTATCCTTGCTCTAGGAACATTTGATAGAGAGTTCCCTGGAGTATTTAACGGATTTATCGCAGCCAATCCTGTTGCCGCCGCCGCACCTCCTCAATTCCCTCAGCTTCAACTTCCTCAATTTCCTCAGCTTCCTCCCAGACAAGCTCCTCCTCCCCCTCGTGCTCCTGCCCCTGGTCCTGCTCCTGGAGCAAGGCGTCCTGCCCTTCCCCTAGGCGTCAAGACAAGAGATGATTTACGAGCGCTAACTGAGTCAGAGGTAAGAGATTTTGGTCGTGCTCTGTCAGCAGAATTTGGCGGTCCGTATGTCTCAAGACAAGGAACTAAGAAGTCTGCCCAGATTACTACATTAATTAAGAAGATTAAGGCGGTTCTTCCAGACTTTTAATCTCTCCCGAGAGGTAGAGAATGATGTTCCATGTCGTGAATGTGTTAAAGGAGATATCTAAGTCATCTATTGTTATCAAGATACCCTTTTATCTTGTTAACATTACCAAGTGGCGTGTCGAATCTTGGTTTACTAAAGAGAATGAACTGGTTATTAAACTAGAGAAGAAAGAAATTCCAAAGCCGGCGGCTGGAGAATCCCTGGTGTGAAAAAATATTCATTTACCCCCCCCCCCCGGGGGGGGGTAAAATCTACTTAAATAATTTATACAATAAAGGTATAGAACGGATGCCAGTTGATTTACACTTCAAATATCAACTTCTAGCACACAATGACTGGGAACATAGGCATCTTCAAGCGCATTCTGACCTGTTAAAAGCGTTTAATGATATAAAAGTAAAAGAGAACATGATTACAGGCCAAAAGACTGGTAAGACAACAAGAAGGGATTATCTTTTAACACAGAAGAAAAATATGACGATTTCATTGATAGGAAATATTGAACTAGCCATCATTGATAGGGAAGACAACATAGAAACTAAATATCAAGCAGATGTTGCGATAGCAAAGAAGAAGTTTGATGATTTGATAGAGTATTATGATACCCAAAGACAACAATCTCTAGCAAAGTGTAAGAGAGAATTTGAATCTAAAAAGAGAATCTTAGAAGCTAGGGGAGAGGTTTATGATGCTGAGAAATCCTTTGTATCAAAAACAGGTGCTGAGATATCTTTAGAGATTCAAAAATACAAAGCACTAAAAGCAATAAAGACATCTATTGAGCAACTAGAGATGTCAAGAAATTCAGTAAAGGGAGCAGAATTTTCCACCCCACTTCCTGAGATGCCTGAACCCCTTCCTGGAACACCCCCTGCTCTTCAGACCAATGTTACACAATCAAAACCATCAATTGATATTAAAGCATGGTTAGAACAAGAAGACGCTTCTACTGTTATGTTGAGAGAGGAAGCAAGAGCAGAGGATAGAAGAGCAAGAAGGGAAGCTGAGGAAGCCGAGACAGCTCGTTTAGAGAGAGGTCTAGCGTATCGTAGGCAGTTAGAGTATGAAGCAGAGCAGCGACGAAGAGATAGGGAGGAGAGGGATAGGTTAGCCAGTGCCCCCCCACAGCCTGAGGTAGTAGAAGAGGTAGAGGAGAAAGAGGAGTCAGAGGATGACATGACACAAGAAGAGAGGGAAGCCTATATTGCCGAGGCGAAACAAAGAAACGCATTAATTGTAAAGAAGGGTATAAAACACCCCCGTTGAAATTCTTCCATTTTTCACCGTCCGGCTTAAATTAAATCGTGGGATACCTAGTATGGAGTCTGAGTTACAGCGTATGGCAGTGACACTGTTAGAGTCAGAGTATCGCACATATTTCCCTGGTGCTGTGAACTCCTATAACATCTTTAAAGCAATCAGGAATGTCTTAGAGCGTTCTTCAGATTATAAATACAGACAAATTTGTAAGGTGGCTCGTGTTGCGTATCCTGAGTTAAGGGATGTCTTTGAGCTTGGCAGGACTGTTTCTATAGACAAATGTAATGAAACGGTCATGATAGTATATAATAAGATGAATGTAGCCCTTGCGAAAAAGAAGTTAGAGGAAGAGAAGGCTGTGTATAAACTATCTAAGAAGAAACTTAAACAAGCTGGCCAACAACAAGTAAATGAATCTGTATAGCCCAAGGAGAAAAGGGTATTATATTTATCTATCAACCGACAGAAATGAAACACGCTACAGCGCAAAGAGGCGGCATGCGTGTGGCTATACACGGTCGGCAATCTTTCATTCGCTTCAAGACGCTATTGATTGGCTTAACTCTTTGGTGGGTGACTAAAAAGTTGATTTTTGCTATATATTATAACATGAATCAGTCATGAATTGTATCTATAGATGGGATGATACAATTAAAGAAGAGCTTATTTACATAGGTAAAACTATCTGTTTTAAAGATAGATACAGAGCTTATCTTACTCCGACACCACAGAGGCACTATGTAATAGAGTATATGAGACAGTATTCTGATTGGGAAGAGAGATTCAGAATGACAATAATAGAAGAAAATATTCCTTTAGATTCTTTAGAAAAGCGTGAAACATATTATATAGAAAAGAATAATCCTAAGTGTAATATTAATAAATTATCTTCAAATAAAAAGAAAAAGTGGTATGATAATCCAGACAGTCCTATATACCATTTATCAGTCAGATGATTTATCTGGACGAAAAATTTGAATAAAAAGTTGATTTTTGTGTTGGCCTTAGTATAAAGTCCAACACAAGAATGCCTTCCACCAAGCCTAAGAGTAAGTGTCCTTATTGCGAGCGTGAGTTTGTTAGCGTTGATATTCACACAACGCTGTCGCACAAAGAAATCTTAGACCATAATAATAACAAGCAGAAGCACCCAGAGCGTTTTGTCACAAATCCCGAGCCTATTAAATGGTCTCAAAACAATATATTCTGTGGCTGCGTTGGGTGTCGCCCACCTACTCAAACCCCACAGTAAACGAAGCCTCTGGAAATTCTATAACGGGGCGTTTTGGTGGCACATACACGTATTGTTTTTTTTCTTTGGGCACTTTGGGCTTTGGTGGCTCTCTCTTTGTGCGTCCTCGTTGCTTTCGAATCTTGTCTTTGTTCTGAGCATAATATCGTCGGTTTCTTGCTTGACATTCAGGAACATTGTGGTAATAGTAAAGGCGTGCGTTCTCCTTCAAGCGTTCCTTGTTAGCGATGTAGTATTCAGCATTGGCTAGAGCTTCTCTTGGCATCTACTCTAAAGCAATTTTTATACCGTCTCTTTAGGCGCAGTAATCTTGAGTCCTTCCGGATGCTCAGAAGATGCTGGAGGGGTTGTGCGTTCCACATCCAAAGACACTGAGAATATCTTGCCACAACAATTTGAACGCACTCTCTGGTGATTAATGATACCGAGCAGCATTGTTCCTACCGATACAATAACGCCAACGATTGCTAAGATACCTGTGGGTGACTCGTCCATATCTTTTAACACAAGCGAAAATAATCTAACAGAATATCTGTGCCAGAGCAGATGTATAAGGTGGCAATCCCTTCTTACAGGCGCTCAGACATTATCGCCAGCAAAACGCTAGCTACTCTGAATCGTGGTGGTGTGTTAAATGAAGATATCCATATCTTTGTTGTTGCTGAGGAAGAGGAACTCTACAAGCAAGCCTGTCCCCATTATAAGATTATTGTTGGTGTTCTTGGGCTTGTAAACCAGAGGAATTTTATACAAAACTATTTCCCGATAGGCACACCCATACTTTTCATAGATGACGATATCAAAGAATTATACTATGCGATTGATGACAAGACAAAGCATCAGATAACAAACATACCCTTCTTACTGGGTCGCATGCTCTTTAGGATGAGAAAAGAAAAAGTTTCTATATGTGGCATTTATCCGGTTGACAACCTGAAGTTCGCTAGCGCCAATAAAGAATTGACAACCGATTTTAGATTTCTGATTGGCTGTTTTTTTCTTATTATTAATACGCATGAGGCAGTTATTGACAAGGAGGATGAGGAAGTAGAAGACAAGGCACGGACAATTAAATACTTTGAGAAGGAGAAGAAGACACTCAGATTCAATAATGTGTGTGTGAAGACGACGTTCTGTGCCAAGGGTGGAATGTCTAGCGCTACGAGAAGTCAAACGCACGCTAATGAGGCAAAGAGGCTTGTTCAAAAGTATCCGCAGTATCTGAGGCTACACGAGGGGAAGACGTATGGGATGGATGCTAAGTTTAAGAAACTAAAGTCTGTTATGTAATAGATGATTCCGAGGGTCGTTCATTTTATCTGGGCGGATTGGAAAGGTGGCAAAGAATGGTGTAAGGCATTTGAATATGGAATACAATCCATCTTACACAATACGACAATGAAGCCTATTTTACATACAAATGAAGATATCCATATAGAAGGTGTAGAAACTAGAAATCTTGAAAATTCCTACGACGACAAGCTGTTTAGTTGTCCAGCGCACAAGGTTGATGTGATACGGCTAGATATTCTTTACAAATATGGAGGAATCTATAGTGACTTGGATGTTATCTGGTTACGTAATCCAACCGAGTATTTTAAGAAGAAGGTTGTCATTGGATATACAAACAAGGGCTATAAGATTCTTTGTAATGCTGTCATACTATCTGAGAAAGGCAATCAAGCCTTACAGACATACAAGGATTGGTTGTTATCAATCATGCCTTGTAAGAAATATTGGATTCCTGCCAACCCCTATAAGCTATGGAAAGATAATGCCGATGTGACACTGGTTGAGCGCAAAGATTTCTATCCTATTAGGTATCAAGATATTTCTAAGGAATGGTCATTTGATGATGTGAAGAACTCTATCTGTGTTCATTTGTTCTGTTCGATGAACGACATTGAAGAAATCTATACCAGGGTATTTAAAGAAGTGCTCAATGTGTGACAAAAAGTTGAATGCTATCCGACATAAATTACAAGTCCTAAGTAGTATGTTTACATTGCCAAGCCCCCTACCAGAAGACAAAGACCTTTCACCTATCTCACTAAAAATCTATAAGGGTCGGCTAAATACTTTATCAAGGGAGAATAACCTGTGGAGTGATGTGGCAGGGTTGAAGAAGTATGCTGAGGATATCTGTAAGCATATTGATGGTGTGGCAGATAATTCTGAAAAGGGTCGCCTAAAGAAGCGTGGTATTCTTCAAGCTATCTTTAGTGTGCTTGATGAGAAATATCGCAACAAGAAAAATACTTATTACAAGTTCTGGCAAAAATCCGCCATGCCCATCACTGCTGTTGATGGCAGTGATTGGAAGGCAAGGACTAAATATGTTGCTAATGATTCTTAGGGTCAGTCAGAGCATCCATCTCATCATCATTCTTTTCAGCAATCAGACGCTTCATCTCATTCATCTTTGCCACTATCTCAGCCTTCGTTTGCTGATACTTAGCCTCAGCCTCAGCCTCAGATTCAGAATCTGATTCTGAGCCCTTCTCAGCATCTTCAAGCCACTCGCACAACTCGCCGTTCAGCCATTCCCAGTCAATGCTGTTCATTACTGCCGCAAACATAGGCGAGCGGCTTGATATCTCCGTTTCAAGAAACTCTTCACACTTCATCTTAAGCTCCTTAAGGTTTACAGTAGCGCCATAAATACTTTCATAACTTTCAAGCAGCTCATCTTTGGCATGAAGACTCTCATGGCGCTCGGTGATACAGCTGAACATAAAGCACGAGATATTTTCAGTGATGTGAAACATTTTTGTTTGGGGACTAAACTATGGGGTGGCGGCGGCCGTCAACTTTTTTTCAATTTATTTTTTGTCTTAACGATTCAGACAAAAAATTAAGATGTCTTCAAAGCACTAATCTTTTAGGATAAATCGCTCAAGGTTCATATCGTCCTTCTTGACATACCGATGGAAGAAATATTCGTAGCTATCATTTTTAAGATAGCCCTTGTATAGTGAGTCAGGATTGACTCGTGCGTCAATATCTCTCCATACTAGCCGGATTGTCTTATAGTTATCGTGAAACTCGCAATACAACTCAATATACACACACTTCTTTGTAATTCTTGTAATGTTCCAGACCTTTGTGATGTCCCCACCTGGCTCAAAGCCACGCTGCCAAACCAGATAATCGCCGACTTTCAGATTATTCATGTCGTCAATAAAGTGCTCGGTAAGGATAGGCTTATGGTTCTTTGAGTCGGAGTAAAGGGTGTATTGAGGCATGTTGGGACTTGATTGTAGGGCGACGGCGGCTATCAACTTTTTTTCCAATTTATTTTTTGTCTGAGCGATTCAGAAAAAATTAGCCTTGTATTTGCCTGTGTATTAAACTGGGTCATCGCAATTTGTGTCAATGTCGCATTCAGCGGGGGCGGTGGGCGCATCGTCAATTGTGGCATCAATACCATTGTCGTTCGGATACATTTCAAATGTGTCGTC